TGGCGCTCAGATGCACATCGAAAGTTTCCTACCGTCTGATAATCAGAGATTAATCTGATTAACACGTGTAGGGTACCAATAGAGAGCCGACCTGAGTTAGTTAAACTCTACGACCAAATTTTCACTCCGGTAGAGGAAGATATTTTTTAGGAATATCCCTTCTACTTCGAAGTGAGATTTGTCCATGGGTCTGTGGGACAGAATATATATTCCGTCACACAGTATCAATGTAATCGTATCATTGATAACCCGTCAGATCGTTAAACCCCAGCGGTTGTTGTCACACGAACTCTCAATTAGGATCTACATGTACATAGCGAGGAGGGCTTAACACCTCATCTGCTTCTGTATAAGTATCAAATAATCGAGACTCGATGACTATATCCTGAGGACTAACTATTGGAGTATTACCACTGTCTAGACTGCTTGGCGATTGTCGAGGCTTAAAACCTCACCGATCGTGATAGAATGGTTTTTGAAATGAATCAAATCATTTCACAACCATCAGAAACTCTCGGAGAGGACGATCACTCACTCTGTGGGTTGGTCAATAGTCAACGGGGATTTCAGAAGCAATATCATCATAACTGAACAACCAGTCCAATGCCCGATAACATTTAGTGAAGTAAGGATCAGTAGAATGGTTTATTTCCATAAAACTTTTCCCTAAGTCATGCTCTCGCAGACTTCGTGGAAGTTGAACAACCGGTTCTCGATCAACTGACTTAGATAAATGTGAATAATTCAAATTTAATCTAAGAAATCAAGATAAGCCCTCGGCGCCCTTAGTCTCATCATGGACCTCTCAGTCCATAGGAGCTATAAGGTGCTTAAAGCTTATCTTTGATTTAAACACTTGATTAGAACCAGGATCAACCTCCGTGACTTCAGTTAAATGTGACGGGTGATAAGACAACGGTTTCCCTTCAAAGGCCGTAAAAGGCTCTCGAAGAGACCCAGTAGACTCAATCGCTGCTTTATACTTATTTGCTGCTTTATAGTATCGTGCAATTTGATAATTACACTCACTTTTAATCGCTTCAAATACGAACCACCACACCATATGAGTAGGATCCTCAGGAATGTCCCATTTAGAGTTTCATCCAGATGACAGAAGTCAATCTCGAGAACTCAACGGGAAACAACCCTTTGGAGACCGCATTCATATGAGGAGGGTTCGTAGGCGACGAGGTAAATTAGAAAAGAGAGCTGTAACAGCTCTACTTTTCGCTTTATACCCGTAACCTAAGAACGTTAAAATCCGTGTTAATGAAAGCGAGTGAATTTTCACAAATTCACA